CCACCAACTTTTTCTGCGGTTTGAGATAATATTTGTAACACTTGGTCATCAGTTAATTCCCAATTCTTATAAAAACAAAATGCCGCTGAAGCCGCAAATATCGGACAAGAGAATGATGTTCCACTTATTGAGGTGTAATCACCCGAATTATATCCTGCAGTTCCTGGTCTATCGACAGTTCTAATTGAAACGCCAGGTGCGGATATATCACAAATTTGTCCAAAGTTAGAAAAACTTGCTTTAAAGTCACTTTGTGATGTTGCACCAATACCCCAAACACCACTATAATTTGCAGGATACTGAGCGGCAGTTCCTGAATATTGATTACCAGACGATGCAACTACAACCATACCTTTACCGCCTCTCGCAGTTGTTCTTGCGGATTGAAAGGCGGCATCCAATGCTGATGAATAAGATGAACCTCCATAAGACATTGCAATTGCAACACAGGTTGGATTAGCCATCGCAGCATTAACACCATTAATTTGGATAACATCAGAAGTAAAAAAACTACCTCCATCAAATACTTGTGACATAATGTTAACTGGCATAACTTTTACTTTGTTATTACCAACACTACTAACACCGATACTATTATTTGTAACCGCCGCAATAGTACCTGAACAAGTTGTTCCGTGTTTGTCAAAAGAATTAACATAAGGAATATTAGTTGTACTGTTAACCGCATTAAATGGATTTGTTGTGTTTCCAGCTAAATCAGGAATAGTTAAATCAAGCCCTCCATCAAACATTGCAACACTTACTGTTGGATTGTTTGCCGGAACCAAGTCCCAAGCTTCGTCAGCATCAATATCCTTATCCGTAGATTGTTTAAGATGCCAACATTGGTTAAACTCAACATCATTTGGAATATAATCCAATTTCATTTCTACTTTTTGGTCTTTGTAGACCTCTTTAATAAACGGAAGGTCTTTAGATGACCTAACGAATGAATCTTGAGTTAAGTTTTCAGGTAGTAATACAACATACCATCCAAGCTGCTCAAAATTAGCAACAATCTGAGCGTTACTTCTTTGAATAAACGCTTGGGTTTGGGATTCCATTCCTTTTTGTGGAACCACCATTACTTGTCTGTCAATATTTTTGGATAGGTCATACTGACTATATCCAAAAATAAATGAGAAACAAAACGAGAGTAATAAAACGATTTTTTTCATTTTAAAGGTTAATTAATTTATTTATTTACTTCGTTTATACTTATTAAAATCCGTATAAACGGGAGTTTCGTTTTTGAAATAATATATTTCTTCTTTATTTCCATATCTTATTGTTTTTATGAACGCATCAGGAACTGTAGCTCCTGACGGAAGAATTAAAGATTTTTTAGAATACACCATTCTAATCTCAACAATAACCGATTGTTTTTTAGACAATTCTCTTTCATATTGTTCTAATAATCTCCACACACCTCTATTTAATTTTTCGTGTTGTAAAACACAATTTAAGTATGTGAATGTTAATTTAAGAGTTTCTTTATTACAATTAAAGTCGGCGGCAGGAGCCAAATGACCCTTATCGTATATGTTATTCTCGTAATCCCTGTTATCAGAAGTTAAAATAGAATCACAGGTATAAAAATCTAAACCTTTACGAGATATATTCCCATCAGAACATTTTACGTGATATTCAATCCATTTTGGTTGTTGTAATTTTTCAGAATAAACTATATCAAAAATAGAGGTTCTTATATAAATTGAATCTCTTATTTGTCCGAATGAAAAAATTGATAATAATAAAAAAATCTTAAAAAAAATAAACTTCATTTATAACAAATAATTTACTATAAATATCTAAAATTGTTTTCGAGTTTTGTTTAACTTTATAAATTAGACAAACAACAAAATAGTATAGACAAAAAAAAGGGGTTCATTATGAACCCCTTAATAATTAATTAATATAATGTTTAAAACATAATCTGTAAATTGGCGGTAATTGGTCTATTAGCAACAGTTGGGTTTGGTACAATTGCGGTTTTATACATAGGATTCACCATTATAGTTAAACGACTTTGAGCGTCGGTAGTTTTAGAGAACTGCAATGTTCTTTTAATTACAACTCCTACATTTGTAAAACCAGCTTTAGATTGGAAGTTTAACTGTGATTCACCTGTGACATACCCAACAAATAAATCGGCATTGTAATCTAAGTGATAAGTTGCCTCAATATACGCAGCTCCTCTTTTATACGCTTCATTTTGATAAAATACAAAGCTACCCCATAAGTCAATTCTTGATTTAAGGTCTCCTTTATATTTTAACGCCAACTCAAAAAAGTGATTTGTTGTTGCTTTGTCAAAATGGAAAAAAGAAGTATCTGATTGGGTTGGGGTGTTTTGATTAAAATAAACATCCTGTATTCCTATTGATGTGTTATACACATTAAAAAACATTCCGTTTTTAACAGTATTACCGTATCCATCTTTAAATTGATTGTATACAACACAAGCTTCTGAATTTAATGTAAACCAATCAACTGGTTGATAGTCGGCTTCCATTTTTATTACAGGTTGTTTACCAACGTCCATACCTCTCCATAAATTACTTGTCGCCATTCCGTATTCACTCGTAAATGGACTTTGTTTTTTCTTTGGTTTAAAGAATAACCCTTGTTCAGTTGTATCGGCAATTGAAGTTTGTCCAATCGCAAATATTGATACGAACATCATTAGGGTTAAAAATAAAATTTGTTTTTTCATTTTTTGTTTTTTAAAATTTATTTATAGTATTCATAAATATATAAAATTTTACCAAATTTGTAAATTACATTTGGAGATTACTAATTTTCGATATATATTTGTAAAACATTTGAAAACAAGGTTAGAACGAAACAATCCTAATCTTTAGGTGGGTTGGAAGACGATTAAGATACAAGGCCCACCTTATTTATCTCCATAAAACCAATTGATTTCTACCAACTCTAAATGGGTTTTCTTCAGATTCTCTGAAAACTGTAGTTATAATAAGCTTCCAATATGTCCCATCAACATGAACAGGAGTAACAGGAACCGCGAGCTCCCAATTTAATGATTTTAATATAAAAGATTCATCATCTTTTATTTCACCACTAACTATTTTTTCAGAAATCTCTCTAATAAATAAACTTACAAATTCTTTTAGTTCGGAATTTGATATTTCTCTTTGATTATACGAATCGCCCAATTCGGGTCTTGTTGCTCTATCAAAAGCATGTTTTTTCCTATCGACCTCAAAATTAAAAATTATTTTTAACTCAGAAGATATTTGAGCAATTCTTTTTTCTAATAATAAATGTTCTTTTATTATTTTTCTAAGTGTCATTTTACATAAATATCCCCAATTAATAAAAATAAAAAAGGTCAGATTTCTCTGACCTTTTTATTATTCTAAAGATAATTGATTATCTCAATTCTCTTAAGTCGAATGAACGAACACCATCAACTGTGATACGTCCGTAGAAACGGTTATTAACCATTTTCTTAGCGTAACGTGTCATGATACCCTTGATAGGTGTAAAGTTGAATGGATTGTACATAGTTGGAGTTAATTGAAGTGGTACATACGGTGCGTAAATGTAACCAGTATCAAGTAACGATGTACCTTTGTGACCAATCAATACTTGGTTTGGTGGGAAGTATGGGTCACGATATACTTGGTAACGACCAGCAAGTGTACCCACTCTTTCAATACCCATGTTGTATTGGTCTTGCTCAGGTGATGCGTTAGAAACGTGGAAGTATTCTAAGTCATCAAAGATTGCAGAAACCTCAGATGATACAACAATCCAGTTAGCTCCACCACGAAGTGTTGACTTGTGGATTTGAGCTGATAATTGGTTAATTGCCGTAATCAAAGTTTGGTTCCAGTCTTTCTGAGTGTAAGAAGTTGTGTTAGCAAGTCTTCTCCATCCGTTGTAGTCCCAACGTAAATTCCAAGCCGCACCTTTACGAAGGTCACGAAGGATTTCACGGTCAATTTCAGCCGCAACTTGTTCTGACAACAATGCTGTCAATTCAGCTTCAGCGTCAATGTTGTGGAATGCCGCAACGTCTTGAGCAAGTTCTGGTGACCATTGTGCTCTCAACTTTCTTTCAGTTACAGAAACTGTTACTGACTCAAGGTCGAAAGAAACTTCACCAATCTTGTCTTCAAATTCTAACTCTTCATAACGTCTCCAAGCCGCGTAGAACGAAGTAGTCGTAGCCGCAGATGTGATAGTTGCACCAGTGTAACCATCGATAGTGTCAGAACCACATGTAGGACATGCAGGACATGATAAGTCAACCTCAAGATAAATAAAACCTTGTGGTGAACAGATGTCATCATACTGACCACCATTACCTTGTGTTGGCCATGATGCTGTTCTTTGATTGTAGTTTGGATTAATAATTGCTCTACCGTATTGTTGAGTAACTACTCTATACAATAGAGGTCCTGATGAAAGTGCGCAAGGGCTACTAGGTGCAGTAAGACCTGAACCTGAATAAATGATTAAGTTCGATAAGAAAGATTCTGTATCATATTCAGCACCATCAGGAGCGGTAAGTTTACCAGCACCTGTATTAGAAAATCCTGAAAGACCGATAGTAATTTTTCTTGTGTTACCGGCATAAGAGGCTGAAGATGTTTGAGGTGCCAATGCGCCGTTTTGCCATGTCATAACAATACAGTTAGATGTAATTGCAGACCAACGACCTTTTGAATAGTCAAAAAGACCTGCTGGGTCAAGACCTGGCTCAGAACCTTCATAGAATAAATCGTAAAGGTTTTTAGCGTATGTACCATTGTAAGAACCGTTAGATAACGTGTAACCTGAATTAGGGTCACCAGGATAATTACCAGGTGAACCTACAGGTGCGTAGTGTTGACCTGAATTAACGTCATAAGCTCCAGTTCCAGCACCAGTACCATCTTGGTAACCCTGAATCTTTGGTACAAAGTAGAACAATTTACCGATTGGTAGGTTCATAGCTTGTACTGAAACGATTTCATTAGCAAGTAATTTTGAGAATACTCTTCTAACGATAGGGAATACAACAGTTTCAAAAGAACCTGATGAACCGTCTGAAGTTGCTTCGTTTATCAAGAAGCTAGCTTGGTTTTCATAAAGCTGAGCTACGTTCTCTTTTAGGTGACCACGAAGGCCTTCAAGGAACCCTAATTTGTCCCATTTGTTAATAGTATCTTCCTTGATAACTTTAAGGTGCTTAAGACCAATGTTACCAACAAGACCTGATTCTAATAATGCTCCCATTTTTTTGGTTTTTTATTTGTTTTTAAGTTTATTTTATTTTAGCCATCAAATCTTTCATTCTCAGGAATTGAGGATTTTCATAAGTTTTTGACTCAATTAAGTTAGCCGCAGAACCTGATGAAGGTGCTTTATCCATTTTTCTTTCAAAAGACTCATTCATTGGTTGTACGTTACTTCCTGATAACTCATCTTTGATGATTTTGTACAAATTCTTTGATTCTTTTAGAGTTTCAACACCATCAAATCTTCTCAAGATATTAATTTTTTCTTGTTTAGATGTTGAATGTTCAGTAAATAATCTTGTAGCGTATGCCAAGTTTGAGTTGAACACAGCGACTTCATTTAATTTGTTTCTGAACACGTTAAGTGCTTTTCTGTACTCCTCATTCTTTTCTCTAAGAATTTGTAACTCACCACTATCCACACCTTCAAACGTCAAGTTTCTATTAGGAGTGATTCCTTTTCTTAAACCACGTCCTTCTTTAGAACCATTTCCGTATGTATGTGAGGCTTCTTTTGTTTCGGATTTCTTAACTTTTGGTTTAATTTTAAATTCACCATCTAAGTTTTCACCCGATTTATCATAATCAAATTTTGGTTTGCCTGTCCCAACTGATTTAGGACCTTGTTTCATTTTAGTGTTAAATCCCTTTTCATTTACTTTGCCGTACTTGAATTTAGGCGCACTTCCCATACCGACACCTTTAGCCTTGATTTTTTTCATAGCTTCTTCGATATAGTTGTCATCTTCATCCACTTCTTCGTCGGTCATTTCAATTTCATATACTACATCGTCCATGTCTTCATCCTCTTCAACACCCATAGATGTTGTATCATCAGACATTTCAATTTCGTACATAACACTTTCGTCTTCTTCTTCGGAATCTCCAAAGTCGTGGTCTTCAGGGTAATCCATAAACACCTCTCCTTTGTCATATTTATCACCAAATTTATTACGAAGGTCAGAATCTAATTTATCCCAAGGGTTTGAGCTTGGCTCATCTAACATTTCTTCATCCTCTTCATCATATTGCTCATCAAAAATATTTTGTATAATACTCTTAACATCAGAGCCTGATTTATCAGATTCAAAATCGTCTTCAGCCATCTCGCCAGACATATCACCTATTTCAGAATCACCGAATAAATCATCGTCTTCCATCATTCCATATCCTTCCATAGCGTCAATTTCTGCATCACCCATGAACTCATCATCACTTTCACCAACAATCATATATTCTTTGTTTGATTCATTGTCCTTCAAATTAATGTTTCCGTTGTCATCTTTTGTTACTACAATTTGGTCATCGGGTCCCATTAATTGAAACACTCTCAAAACTTCAGCATCTGATTTTTTAGTTAAGTCGATAGGTTCATCGTCAGGATTATCTGTATCCATTTCCATACCTTCTTCGTCGTCCATTTCTGGTTCTTCCATTTCAGGTTCTTCCATGTCTACATCTGTTTCAACCTCATCCTCTTCTTGTTCGGATAAAGATTCTTTTACCAATTCTTTGATTTCTTCCTTCATAGTAGAAGCAAGTATTCCTTTTGCATTTTCAGCAACCGCTTCTTCTAAATTTTTCATAGAAAGGATTGCCTCTTCAACTAAAGATTTTTCTTTTGCCATTTATTAATTTTTTTATATAAATATATCAGTAAATTAAAAAAATATTATTTATTAATTTTTTGGCATAAAAAAAGGAGGGGTTAACCTCCTTTTATAAATAATTTATTCAAATAAATAATTATTCAATTACTTCATCAATTTTACTTTCAACAATTGCCGTTATTCTCCAATCCTCTGAATAGTTCTCAAAAACTTTGGTAACTTTTGCCTCAACGTCAGTTGGGGAATAACCTTTTACCAATTTTTCTTGTCTGAGTTTTTTAATTTTTCCTGTTTCAGCATCAGGCATGTCTGTCGTAATTTTAGCTACAAAATATTTTTCGTCCATTTTATTGAGTTTTAATATCCCAAATAATCGTTCAATTTTTTCATTAAGTCAAGCGATTTGTTACCATTTGACCCAACTTCTCTTTCCATCCTCATATTTTTCTCATCGTCAAGATTTTCTTCAAAATTAAATCTATCATCAGGATTTAAGAAAAGATACGCACCTGGTGTTGACGGGGATGACACTAAATCAAAACAAATTAATTCAAAGTCATCTTGAACTTCATTTTGTTCTCCAACTTTTTTTAATGACCCAACACCACGAGAAGAAATTCCAAGTGTTACACCTTGTCTTAAATAATTTGCAGCTAAATCTCCTTTAGTAGAACAAACACCTCTTTCATGAAATCCTGGTGAAGTTAATAATTTAATTTTACCCATCAACACAGGTCCTTCCCACCATATATCTGTGATAGCATGAGAAACTCTATCTAAATCAATTAATGATGACTCAGGGTGGTTTAACTCAGATAGAGCGGTTCCCTTTGCAATCATTTTTTTATAATTCTCGGCTTCTCTTTTTAATATTTTTTCAGGATATATTCTACCGTTTCTATTTGGTGTGTTATACTTTTGTAATACAGCGTAAAACTCAAATGGTTTTGAGTGGTCTAACATTTTGTCAGATTCTCTAATAAGGTTTGCGTTTCTGGCTTCAGTTGGGGAAATATATCCCGCATCGTATTCTATTAGAATACCTTTACCCGATTGACCAGGTTTTAGAACTTGCATATTCATTTGTTTTAATAAATAAATATTTAGTTTTTCAACTTTGTAATACAGGTTCTTTTAATTTGTTTGTTTTGCGAAGATGAAACTTAAAATGTTGGTTTTTTGAAAAATTAGATGATATTATATCTTTTGTCATTTTTTTCAAAATATCCTTTAATTTTTTTGATTTGAAATCAATAACAACTTCCTTAAAATATAAATTAATTTCTAGGTTTAAAAATGATTTTTTTCCCTTTACAAGTCCGCTAGCTCTCAAATCCAAATCAACTATAAAATTATCTTCAAAAATGTTTCTGTCTAAAATTTCATAAATTGTGTGTCTGATTGCCCTACTTAAGTTTAGTACTACTCTTGTCCAATTTTCCGAATCTATTATGGGTTCTACCCAAGTTTGAATGTTTAAATATACAGATTTAAAATTTACGGAATCTACTGTGCCGTAAATTACTTTAGCATTTTTAAACCCCACTATCGGTGAAGTTTTTCCCTTTTTCATCAAATTTCCATTTTTCCAAAGTTTATTTTTAAAAAAAATAAGTATATTTGCCTTGCTAGTCAAAAAAAATTGGAAAATTAAATTATTTATATTATATGTTAATTGTAAAATTAGATAAAAATACTAACATTGAGAGAGCTCTTAAACTTTTAAAAAGCAAGGTGATTAAAACAAGACAAACGTCCCAACTTGTAGAAAGAAAAGAGTATGAGAAGAAATCTGTAAAAAGGAGAAAAATGATTAAGAAAGCAAAGTATGTTCAAAAACTAAGAGACAAAGAAAATTAAATATTTTCGTTTAAATTCTTAATTTTGAAGTAAGTAAACTTATCGTACTTTTCTGAAATAACTTTTTCTAAAGTTTCTTCTATTCTTTGCTTTGTTTCTGAGTCACTTGAACTTTCTTTAAGTGACTTTAGCTTTACCGTGACCTCTTCCTTTAAAGTATCAAACTTGGTTTCTAATTCTTTGTCATCTGATTTTAAAAAACTCATAAGTTCTTTTTTCTCAGATTCATTTAGATTATCAACATAATTAGAGATTGTTTTGTTTGCAACATTTACCATTGTACTGATTGGTAAATTAACAACTTCTTTTTTAGGTTGTGATTTTTTCTTAAGAGTTTCCTTAATTAATTTTTTACCTAAAAGTCGTGATTCAATAGTTAGAACATCTGTAGAAAATAAATCATCTATGTGAGAATACTCATTTTTAGATTCTATTCCACTTACCCATTTCTGTAATTTTAAGATTGTTGAATCTTTAATTTTATTTACAGTATTCTCATAAATTGTTATACACTCGTGAATATAATCGTCAACAACGGATTCATTTAGACCCTTGTTTGAATTTAATTCATCGTATAAATAAAAAAGTTTGGATATATTCTTATCCTCCAAAATGTATTTCTTAAAGTTTTTTAATTCTTCTTTAAAAGTTTTATCAGAATACGATTCCAGCATCAACTTTTCAATTTTTGATTTTAATAATCCAAACTTTTTCATCTTTTTTATTTTATAAATATCAATCTCGTAGAAGTTTGCTCAATTGATTCTCCATTTCACCTAAAGAATTTTTTGCTCTAGATAAATCAATGTATGAATCGTCTTCAGTCAAACTATCGTTTTCTAAAAGAATTTTTAAATTATCCCTTTTAAAGTTTTCGGGAATTGGAGGTTCTGCACCTCCTGCAGGTTCAGGTGATGGTGGGGCTCCCCCTCCACCAGGAGGCGCCGGTGGGGCTCCACCTGCGGCAGTCGCTCCTGTTACAGAACCATATAACTTATCTACATTATCAAATATACCCGTATGAGTAATAATAGTTGCGGTATTAGTTAATTCAGCACCAACCGCCTTTTCAATTCTTTGTTGTTGTAAATCAAGTTTAATTTCTTCATCACTAAATCCAAGTACGTGTTTTTTAGCCCAAGAAACTGACACAGGTGCAATACCCTCAATCGCCGTAACTGCGTCTTTATATAAAAGTATTTTTTCCTTCCAAACATCAACTTTCAATAAATCCGCTTGGGTCGATGGATTGGTTAAACCTAAGGTGAAGTTAGATAATTCATCTTCAAACCCCATTAAAAACAGGTGAATAATCGCAATCTTATTTAATTCGGCAATCATACACTTTTGAATTCTGTTTATGGTGCGAGCAAAACGTATGTCTTGTAATGACAAATTTTTACCTTCACCTACAACCTCTTCAAAACCTAAAAACGCTTTAGGTACACGTAATGCAGTCAATAGTTTCTTTTGGATGTATTCAATATCAGCGATTTCAGATAAGTTTTGAGCGCCAGGTAAAGTATCGATTGGAGATGCTTGTGCTGGGTCACGAACAGGAATAAAATAATCTTGGTCAACCGCCATTTGATTAAATCTCATATCAACATTACCTGTCTTTGAGTCAACTACTTGGTCACGTTTAAACTTATTTGCAACACGTTGTACATAAGCTTCAACATCCTTATCATCCATATTACCAACAAACACCTTAAACACTCTTCTTTCAGGGGCTCTTGATGTTCTGTATATCAACATAGCATCTTCGGATAATAACAATTGTTTCCAAATACGACGAGCTTTTTCCAACATAGAGGTACCATAAGGGAGTTTTCTATCGTCACCAAGCAATCTAAAGTGAGCAACTTCCCATGAATTAAATTCCATGTCTTTTGCTTTCCACTTAAATCTTAAACCTCTATTTTCTTTTGGTTCATCAACATTTTGAGTTTTTGCCGGCATTCCCCTTTCCAATCTTTCAATCTCAATATTGGGTAACTGCATACAACCAACAACACCTTTTTCAGGGTCTAACTTTAGATATACAAAGTTATCTCCATACTTACAAGTGTTTCTTGTCCACATTGGTAAGTTGGTATTAAGGTCAAGTGCGTTATTAAATAAATCAGTTAAAATTCCTTTTATTCTTTTTGATTCAGAATAAATTTGCAACATATAACCATTTTGGTCTACAGTTGTTGATTCTTCTCCGTATATGTCTAAAGCTGCAGAAATCTCTGGAGTATATTCCATACTCTCATAGTCATAAAATGAAGCCAAACGAGTTGGTTCATAATATACGGCTTGTGTATACAAATTACTCTCAATCTTCGTCCATTGGTTTGCCAAATAGAAAGTTTGTTGAGCTTGTAAAAGTTCTTTTTCATATTCTTGTTTTGAAGTGGTTTTGAGCAGCTCTTTCTTATCAAATTTATATGTAGGATAATCTTGATTTAACTGAGCGTTAGGTCCAAAAGCCCTTGTTAACCTCTGCCAAACTGTATACTGATTGTTGTTATTTTCCATTTTAAAAATTTAGAACTTACTATGGATAATTAAATAGTTTAGATTCTTATAAATATTATCTACCACCAAATAACCACGCATATTTCATATAATCGTCTTTACTAATATTATTACCATTAAATTGATTTGGTCTATCTGTTGAAACCGGTATGACCGGATTAAATGCAATTTGAGCACCAACATTTTCATTATTACTAACAGACCAAGATTCAATCATAGCCTTTGTTTGTTCTGTTACTTTTGTAAGTTGTGAAAATGATGATTCCGCAACATAACAAGCCATGGCGATAGACATAATTAAGTCATCATGGTGTCCTTTTTGGTGGTCAGGTCTTCCGTTAATGTAAATGAAAGTGTTCATCTCATTGAATAATCTATTACTATAGATTCTAAATTTGTGTCTCATGGCCTCCTCAAACGAGGCAATGATTTGAACTCTCTTGTTATTAAAATTAATTCCTGGTATCTTTTCCGCGGCTTTTGGGTCCCATTTCCATTTGTTAGCTACGTCAACACCGTCAACATACAGGTTTTTATACCCCATCTCTTGTAATTTTCTTGATGTTGACACACCCATACCACCAGTTATATCAATCACAATAAAACATGAGTACATACTTGCCCATTTGTAGCAAATATCAGCCATCGTATCAGGTGGTAACTTACCAACAAATTCCGCAACCTGTTCCCTCTCGTCAAAATCAATTATCTGAAATGAACTGAAATCCTCACTGTCACCCCTACTTACGTCAACCCCCATAACATACTTATGACCCTCAACAGGTTCTTTCCATATCCATAGAGCATTACCCATCATTTTATTTTGAGGTGGCCTAATCATGTTTTCCCTAATATCTTGTAGTAAATTAGAATCAAACACATTATCACCAGAGCCTAAAAAATTACATTCTAACTCCTGAGAAACCTTTCGTTTATCATACTTTAATTTTTTAACCATACCTTCAAACCAATCTGAACATGGTTTATAACCACCATCCATTATTGATTTTAATTCCTCATAGTCTCTAGTTTCAAATGGTATATTAGTCCAACTAATAATATCTTCTTTAGAATATTCTTCCTTGTTAAGTAAGTAATGAATAATGTCTTTTGTTTTAACCAGATATAAATCTTTAGTATATCTAGGGTCTCTAAACCAATACATTTCAGAAATCTTAAAGTCATTCATATTCCTATTAGCTTGGTCATAAATTTCATAGTATATTGGGTCAAATCCGTTTGGGGTTGATACTACAATTACTTTACCTCCCGTAGACAAGGAGGCCATACAAGCGGCCCAAAAATCACTATCAGCCTCGATAAACGCTGCCTCGTCAAAAATTAATATTGTTGGTGTAAAACCACGAAGTGCGTCTTTTGATGTTGCAACTGCCTTAACTTCACACCCATTATTTAGTTTATAATGTTTTTGTGAGTTTTTATCCGCAGAAAAATCAATACCAACCCAAGAAGGCCACTGTCCAACAAAAGCCCTAATTTTATTAGCCATTTCAAGAGAAGTATCAAGTTTGTTGGCAATAATTAGAATTTTTTCAGGTTTGTTTTTTTTAGCAAATGCCAATCTTTTTGAAACCCAAGCTGCCGTTACTGTCGATACACCTGCTTGTCTGTATTTTAACGCAATGTTTTCATTATAATTTTCGTAGTCGTCAAGCAAACTAATTTGGTCAGGGAATAGTTCTAATGGAACATACTTTGACACTGTATTGTCATAGGTTTGTAAATATGTCTTAAGAGCATAAGGAGTGTCCTTCATGCACCTAACATATTCTATCATTACTTGTTCTTTTGTCATATTCCTATAAATATCAAACCCCCGATAAACGGGGGTTTTTATTTTTAAAGACCTAAATCTGCTAGATTTATGTCATCCAAATCATCATCATCCCATTTACTTGCTTCATCCTCATATTCTTGTTTTTTTAAATCTGAAACAATTTCATCAACCATCCTTTGAACCGCTTTATTTGCCGATGGGTCTCCGTTCAAAACACTTTTTGCAAATTTGAAAAAATCTTCAGCTGGTAGTTTTGAAAATCTCATAAAGAGGTAGTGTTGTATGTGTCTCTTATCTTCGTCAAATAACTCTAATGGGTATGACGCTTGGAATTTTTCCCAGAATATTGGTCCCAATCTCATATCCCAAATCTCAGCAGGAAGAGTGTCTTCGGCACCCATAATCATTTCAGCTTGTTTTGGGTCATCAGGTAATCCGTGTGTTCCGAATATATCATAAACACCTTTAATAAGTTCATGTACTAATAATGGAAATGTTGCGGCTCTTGCCTTAACTGTTGGTGGGTCTGTTTCGATATCTACTTCAGATTGACCAATTTGACCTTCACCTGATGCTGCCATACCCTCCATGTCCGGCATAACCCAATATAAGTGGTCCATAAGTGATTGGTTTACCCCATATAAATTAGCAAGTTCAGGGTCTAATCTATCAAGTTCATCTCTAACTAATTCAAACATGTAATGCCCTTTTTTAGACGCCCCCTGTATTAAAGAATTAATGAATCTTCTTTTAGCTTTTTCTAAATTAAATTTTTCAAATTCGTCTACAAAATCTTCAAGCTCATCTTGGTGTTTAAATGCTTGTTTAACATCTTGTTGTTTTGGTTCTTGAGGTTGTTGTCTCATTCCTTCAGCTGATGACATTGGTCCCATAACTAGTTTTGCATCAAACTGCATTGCTCCTTCAGGAATTGACATTTCTTTTTTTACCAAATCAACCGCTAATCTTTCCAAGTATTCTTTATGTTGGAACTGTATTCTACCAACTTGTTGTAATGACTGCATAGCCATACCCATAAGTTGCATTAATGGGTTTCTCCCCTGAAGCGGAGCGGTTGTACCTAAATATCTTCTAACATTATCAACAGAATCTTTAAATCTTTTTGAGGAAACTAACTCAACGAAATCTCTGTCACCAATAGGCATTGCCGGATGTTTTGAGAATGGGGTTTCTTTACCTGTAATTTTTCTTTCGATATTTGGGTCCATTCTTTCAGGACCTTCATAATCTATTGGAGCTTCATTTAAGACTCTTTTAATAGTTTTTAACAAATCATTTTCTTTTCTTGTTAAACCCTCAGTCATCAACTTCCTCTCTAAAGTTGATTTTTTCTTCAAGATTTTTTCCATTTTAATGTTATGACTCATAATTATTTTAAATTAATTCCTATTGAATCAAAGCTCATCCAATCAGGTAGTTTACCCGCCTTTGGAGCTGGTTTATGTTTTGGTTGATACGGGGTATCTTTTTTTGGTTTTGATGGGGTATCAACATCAGGTTTAACCGGTGTTTCAACCTCCTTTTCTTTCGCCTTTGGTGCTGGTTTATGTTTTGGCTGATACGGGGTATCTTTTTTTGGTTTTGATGGAGTATCAACATCAGGTTTAACCGGTGTCTCAACCTCTTTTTCAGATTCTATAATCGTTTTAATAAAATCTTTTTTGCTCATTTTTGGTGGTATATTTTTCTGAATCATGTTCATAATACTTTCTTCTAATTTTTGTTCAAATGTAGGTCTAAAACTATTTCCCACACCCTTACTAACCGCGGCGGTATTTACACTTGCTAATTTATTAAAATAATCTTTAAATGAAAAATCTTCGTTAGTTTCTTCTTTCTTTTCAGGTAATTTTTTAAAATCTTTGGTTGATTTAGCAAATTCTTTTGCCATTTTACACCATTTTTTTTGTTCTTTAGTTTTACCATCACCGCACTTAGCAAAAAACAATTTTTGTTGTGATTTAGATTCAAACTTTTCCTGTAAATCATCACTCATTGCTAAACCTAAATCAGGGTCTTTTTCACTAACCGCTAATGCAATATCATCATTTTCTAAATCATCACTTTCATTTGTAGTAGTAACAATCGCTTTACCATTTTGATTTTTAACCACATAATTACCAACCGCCATTTCTTTACCAGGGTCAATTTGATATTCTTTGGTTGTTTTTTGAATTTCTTTAACACCTGGTGGAGTTTGCTCTTTAGTTTCTATTTTAGATTCTTCCAATCTTTGATATAGAGCATTTATCTGATTTTCAGTTAATTCAGATAAAGTAGAACTGTTTAGTCCCGCGTTAATTAAAGATAATATTTTATTATTAGGTTTCATAAACTACTTTTTTTTCAAACTCCAAAACTATATCTCTTTCATAGAGTTTATTTTTAACATCTTCTTCTTTCTCACCAAAACGAAATACTAATCTTTTCTTCAAATCAAAATTAATATTTTCGTTTTCATCCTCCCAAGATAAAGCAATTATATCATCAATTGCATCTATCATTGAAAAAAAATCGGAGTTCTGTATAACCGACATTTTAATTTCATCGTTTTTTAGAACTCCTACTCTTTTTATATTTTCAATGTTTGGAGGTAATGGGTAACCGTTTGAAGGTTTTGATTCCCAGTTTTCTCCCCAAACATTTTCCAAACTATCTGAGAATATAAATTCGTATATATTATCTCCTTTATAGTTTGGACCTAATTCATTAACAAATATCAAAAAACTCATAGAATACGACCCTTAGGACTAACTCTAACTTTAGTATCATTTATCTCAAAAACCAAATTTTTGTTATTGTCTTTTCCTACTAGTTTCGCTTCTTTGTATTTTTTAATTAATTTTCTTGAAATAACCTCTTGTTCAACATTTTCACTGATTACACCGAGTTTCCAAACTAATTCTTCTCTACTTTTTCTTTTTTGTTCGGTTAAAACTTTTTCAGTATTTTCAATATTAAAATATTTTGTTAAGATTTTATCAACTTTTGACTCCGTGAATAAACCTTCAATCATCTCTTCCACTTTGGCGGCCTCATAATCTGACATACCACGGTTTTTAAGTTGTTTAGGTTTAGTTCTTTTTGGGGTTTCAAAATCACCATAGTCTAGTACTTCATCAAACATTTCAGCCATTTCTCCCCCTGTCTCAGGTTGAGGTGCTTCAGGTGATTCTGGTTCGATTTCTTCTCCACCCATTTCTCCTTCACTACCCATTCCTTCTTCCTCACCTTCAAATTTCATCATAATTTCATCTCTGTCCTCTTCTTCCAAATTATTTAAATCAAATGCTGATAAAACTGAATTTATAACATATTTTATATCTTTTGAGGACATTGGATTTTCTTCATCTTGAGATAACGTTCTAATTTTTTGAGCTAGTTTTCCTGTAAGTTTTTGTATCGTTTTAAAAGTCGCCGGTTCTTCATCACCCATTCCTCCTTCTTCACCTGAATCTGATGGTCCTTCTTCACCTGAATCTGCTGGTCCTTCGTCATCCATTTCTGCCGGAGCCGGTCCTTCGTCATCCATTCCTGTAGGAGCGGGTGCAGGTGCTGGGGCTGGTGCCGCCGCAGGTGGTGCTTGTTCTTCCATAGCGGTTTTAAGATAATATTTCATACCACTCTCATCTTCTTCGTTAAATAACGATAAATTTTTATCATTACCTGTTGATTCGTTAATTTCTTTAACAATCAAGTTAAGCCTTTTAAGAGCTTGGGAATATGAGTTATAATATTTTCTACTTTTCATGGGTTCTATATAGTCAGACGAAGATTCTGAAATGCCTTTTTTAATAACATATCCATTTTTTTCTTTATCAATTCTATATGTGTATCCATCTGATAATACTTTTGAGTATTCAACAGATGTATCCTCATTAATCGGCTTAGGTATGTATTCTTTGTATCTTGATATCTCAATCATACGATTGATTTTATCCATACCTTGAAGTTTCTCACTTCCTATTGGTTTTAGTTTTCCCATTTTATTTTTTTTGTGAAAATTATTTTTATATAAATATATCAGTATTAAGAAAATTCCATTTACATCTTACTTCCATATTGTTCGTAAAACGATTTGAGGATGCCAAAATTCATGTGACTTCCTCCTTTATTAAAACATACTACTTTGCTACCGTACTTGTCTTTGTTTTCGCAGTACCACTCCAATCTTTTTCTTGTTTGACCATAAAACCCAGATGTCCCCCAATTTTTAGGGTCGCAATATAAAATAGTGTTACTTCCAAAAGGTAATCCTGTTTCATATGTTGATGGGTCAATTAACCCAACTAAACTAAGTGAACTGTCATCGGCATGTGACCAAGCCTCTCTTCCACCTTGTGAAAAACCCGCTAATGAAGAAACTTCTCCACCGAATTTTTCCTTTACATACGCTCTTACGTTAGCCAAACTATTCATATGATGAGTAACAACTATAATAATATTGTTAGCGTAAGGGGTCATTACATTTATATATTTTTTTATTGCTTCAGGTTTTGCACTATTTTTTGAGTATCCTGATGTATGTGAACCACCAAATAGAACATGCACTCTATTACCTGTATAACCCTCTGGTTTAATTATTGCATATTCATTATCAGATGTTGATGAAACTTTATTTGTTGGTTTTTCCGAACTAGTGACGGTTTCAGCTGGTTTTGTGGTAGTATCTGTAGAAATGGTTGCGGTTTTTGTTTTTTGTATTTTATCCAAAACTGACGGGTCTTCAGTTACTTTTTTTGATATTAAAATTATTAACTTATTAATTTCTTCTTTTGTAATTACACCAGTTTCAGTCAATCCATTCGCCTTTTGGAAATCCTTTACCGCTTGTTCAGTTTCGTTACCGAATTTACCATCGATACCCCATTTTGGTAACGAAAACCCTAAAATTTGAAGTATTATTTGAATTGTTTCAACATTTGGGTTAAATTCTAGAGTTTGTCCTGATGGTTTTAAATTATTTAGTGTTTGATTTAAATTTTTTAATTCTATTAATTTGTCGGCAAAATCTTTTTCTCCGACAGATTCTGATGGTTTTTCGGCGGTAGAGGTTGAATTAGATGGTGATGTTGATTCACTACCTGTAAATATTTTATCTGAATTTACTAGTAATTCTTTTATGTGTCGTCCTTTTGGTAACCCTATATGAACATGGGTTCCATTATGCATCTCTGTACAAGATTCATCTTTGCACCATTCGGTAACTTCCCCAACGTAATCACCCAATTTAACACTATCACCCACAGAAAGTTTTACATTTTTCAAGTGGGTGTAGAAAATATCAGGAAAATTACCTTCACCTTTGACAGTAACTTGAGTTCCAAAAACTTTACCAGACCTTTTATTTGTATTTCTTATTTTAATAACTTTTCCTTCAGTATAGGCATTTACTACACTTCCTGGAGGTGCAAATACGTCCCAAGCATTGTCTGACTGCCAATTACCAAATGCTCTTTTACCGTGATTTGACGGACCATTTTCAATATCCGTTTTAAAAGGACCGCCAATACTTGTTTCACCTTCTTTTAATGTATATGTCTTGTCTACTAATTTATTTTCAAAATCATGTAGCTTTTCAATATAACCATTTCTTCTTAAAACTTTGAAAACTAAATTTTCGTCGGAATATTCTCCCTGTTTTTCAAGACCGCAAGTTCTATATTTTTTTAACTTGTCTTTATACTTTTTAATTATCTGTCTCGCATTGTCAATAGGTTCATCTGATGCATTTTTAATTACACCATCAATAATATCCATCCATTGATTTGTCTTTGTTTTAATCAAAGATGTATCAATTTTTACATTTTCCTTTTTTGGTTTGTTTGACCATTCATTATATAACACAGAATAAACTCCACTACTGAAATGAGCTTCAGTTTCATTTTGAACATACAATTCAACATCATAACCATAGATAGTTATGTCATGTTTTTCGTTATATAATGTTTTTTTTAATGTGAAAAGTTCTTTATATAAATCAAGTTGTTCCTCAGGAAATTGAGAAAAGTCCGCAACTATATGTAAATCAACATCTGAAAAACTCGACCAATTAAAGTTAGCCAAAGAACCGGTCATAATGATGTCAGTAACAACCACATCAACCTTTAGATACTCAATAAAATCATTTGCAACTTCTAAAAGTTTTTCCCTAACCTTAGGGTTCATAACAATCTCATTATCTTTTTTAACCCAAATTTTTGGATTTAAAGATTCTCTAACTTTAAAACTTGATAAAATCCTTTTTAAATTACTCATCCCCAATAAATATTTGAGTTGAGTTAATTGTTATGATTTTTTGTATTTAAACGCTTTTGCAATTTTAGTACTGAAAAATTTACCTTGTGATTCGCTCATTCTAAATTGAGTGTATAACTGATGGGGAACTTCATCGTATTCATATAGAGCCCCATTATTAAATGTTACCAAAAGTTTTTTAGTCTCGGTATCATATTCAGTTTTCTTAATATTACTTGATTGAATCTCGTTAATAATTTTTGTTCCAATAATTTCTTCTTTGAGTATTGCCATAACTTTTTTTTTAAAAAATAATGGTTATTATTAGAAAAAAAATAGTTATGATAGAATCTGCAGATAACGACGGAAAAAAATCAAAACCTTCATCTGATAACGGCACTCCTGTGTTGGATAATTTCAGTAGAGATTTAATAAAATTAGCCGAGCAAGGTAAACTTGACCCTGTTGTTGGTAGAGAAAGAGAAATCACAAGAATTGCTCAAATTCTATCACGAAGAAAAAAGAATAATCCCATCATTATTGGTGAACCTGGTTGTGGTAAAACTGCAATTGCTGAAGGTTTGGCAATTAAAATTTTTGAGGGGGATTGTCCAAGAAATCTACAGGATAAAAGAATCGTGTCTTTGGATATGACATCAATTGTTGCGGGAACAAAGTACAGAGGTCAGTTTGAGGAAAGGATGAAAGTTATCATTGAGGAACTTCAGGGAAATCCAAATATCATCGTTTTTATTGATGAGATTCATACTATAGTTGGAGCAGGTAATTCATCAGGGTCATTGGATGCATCCAATATATTCAAGCCGGCACTTGCTCGCGGTGAGATTCAATGTATCGGAGCTACCACAAATGACGAATACCGTAAGAATTTTGAAAAGGATGGTGCTCTCGAAAGAAGATTCCAAAAGGTTATGGTTGACGCCGCAACAAAGGCGGAGACAATTCAAATTTTAACAAACACAAAAGACAAATACGAATCATATCATAAAGTTACTTATTCTGAACCAATTTTGAATTTATGTGTTGATTTGGCTGAGCGATATATTACTGACAGAGAATTTCCTGATAAAGCATTTGATATCATTGACGAAGTCGGAGCTCGTAGTCAAGTTGAAATCAAAATGCCTGAGATTATCGAGGAATTAAAACAACAAGCTGCCGATATCAAACAAGAAAAATTGGAAGTTGTTAAGAAACAAAACTACGAGGAGGCAGCGAACCTTAGAGATAAGGAGAAGAAAATTTTGAACAAATTAGATGAGGAGAAGAAAAAGTTTGAAGCCGAACTAACGAGTTCTAAACGAGAAGTTACCGAAGAATTGGTTTACGAGGTGGTTTCAAATATGACAAAGATTCCAATTTCTAAATTAAACGCGGACGAAACAAGATTACTTGCTGAATTGGAAAAGAATTTGTCAGGTAAAGTTATTGGTCAAGAAGATGCGGTTATTAAAATTGCAAAATCAATTAGAAGGAATAGATTAGGTATCAAAGACCCAAATAAACCAATTGGTTCATTTATTTTCTTAGGGTCAACGGGTGTTGGTAAAACTTTATTGGCTAAACAATTGGCTAAAGAAATTTTTGGAAGCGAGGATAACCTAATCAGAGTTGATATGTCCGAATTCCAAGAGAAACACACAATCTCTCGTTTGATTGGAGCCCCTCCAGGTTATGTTGGATATGATGAAGGTGGTCAATTAACTGAACAAGTAAAAAACAAACCATATTCAGTTATTTTGTTTGATGAGATTGAGAAGGCGAACAAAGATATATTCTCAGCTCTTTTACAAGTTTTGGATGATGGACATTTAACTGACGGTATCGGTAGAAAAATCAATTTCAAAAATTGTGTAATCATTATGACATCTAACATTGGTGTTAAGAAATTGGAGGAGTTTGGTGCGGGTATCGGATTCAAATCTACCAACACTTATATCGAAGAAGAATATAAGAGGGATATGTTAAAGAAAGAACTTAAAAAGTTCTTTGCACCTGAATTCTTAAACAGAATCGATGAAATTATCGTCTTCAATAGTTTGAAAAAGGATGAGATTGTTGAGATTGTTAAGATTGAGTTGTCTAAACTTACTCAAAGATTGACAGGTCGTAATTACCAAATTAAGTTCGATAAATCAGTTGTTGATTTTATTTCAGAAGTTGGGTTTGATGAAAACTACGGAGCTCGTCCACTGAAAAGAGCAATTCAAGATAAAATTGAGGATTTTATTTCAGAAGAGGTTCTAAGAGGTAATATTAAAGAGGGAACCGATTATGAATTATCTGTAGTTGATAATAATGTTCAGATTAGTCAACAAAAGAAATCAAAAAAGAAAAAGGGAGAATAATCTCCCTTTTTTTAATCTAATCTTTGTGTTGCTAGTTGTTCTATCGTATTAATCAAATTGGCGTAAGCCGTAAAGTGATTAATTGCACCATCAATTGATGTCAAAAGATTTTGTTTTCTATCAGGTGGCATTTTTGAGCTTTGGACCTTATTTTTCAAGTCTCTAAGTTGGTCCATAATCTTGACATTTGGAGCATCTAACTTTTTTAGTTTTCTTGTAAGTTGACGAAGGCTACTTAGATATTTAAAATAATCATAACCATATCCTCTCCATACTCCTTTTAATCCTTGAGCCGCATTTACCAAAGGGTCGAATATACCCTCTTCCATTTCTTGTTCTTGGATAACTCTTTTTACTAAATTGTTGAGTTCTGTTTCTGTTAGTCGTATAACTTTTGACATTTTACTTTTTTTTAATAAATATCTTAAAAAAGTAAAAATTGCTTGTCTTTAACAACTGAGACATGGTATTTGAAATTACCAAGTTCTTGAATCATTTTTTTTCCCGTATCAACACCATTCATAGTATCCTCAATTACAACATACTCGTTAGCAGTGTGGTAGTTGTAATACCCAATTGAAATGTTGATACAAGAAAAATCAAATTTACTTTTCAGGGCGTAAACGTCTGTGTATGGATGCGACCCATATTTTTGTCTACCGTCAAAACTTTCAACTAAAACATTGTCACAAATTTGAAAAAATTCATCTGACTTGTCAAACAATTTAACACCCATTGAGTATTCTGTAACCATCCAATTGAACGGGGCGTCGAACTGAATTGCATATCCCACGTTTTCAAAAAATTCAGGGTCAGCGTTTCTTGAACCATGACAACCAGTTTCTTCAGAAACGAAAAACGCGGCTTTAAGATTTGGAATTTCTTTTAGTAATTCTAAACATGCGAAGACTCCACACTTGTTATCACCACCAATACCTGTTGGTTTTCCGTTGTCATTGTAAGCTTTAAGTGCGGGTTTTAGTTCTCCCTGATAGTTCTCAAGAATTTCATCCTCAATATTAATTGTATCAATTTCGTGTACGGTATCGGTATGTGCAACAACACAAGGATAATAGAAATCAACATTTTTTTCTTCACCATCATCTTTTGTCGCGTAGATACTACCTTTTGAATCGACATAATAAGGTATATCGTTCTCAGTCAACCAATTTTCAAGGAATTCAATCATCAATTCCTCCTGATAGGTTTTTGTTGGGACTGACAAAACTGATTTAAGTAAATTTAGGTCTCTTTGCATAATGACAAAGATAAGTCAAGTTTGTCAATAAATAAAATTTATTTAAAATAATTCAGGATGATACAAAAAGTTATAAAAATTGTCAACATCTACAGATAAACTATCAACATCATGAAAATTGTTTCTGTTAGGTTTCTGCAGGATTTTAATTTTACCATCTTTAAATCCTTCAACTCGGAATATCCTGTCGTCATTCTTTTTCCCAAAAGTTTTCTGTATTGGAAAATTATACCATTTCCCTGGAGTATAATTAAATTTATCCAATAAGTTATAGAATTTTTGCATCTTTTCAAGTTCCTCAGGTTCCGTATTTTCAATTAACCTATCATATAATCTTTCTAAAACTCTATTTACATCTTTATTAAACCCATCCCCATCCCAATTTTCATTACCCCAATAAGCATAATAATCTTCATATAAATCTTCATCAAACTCTAAATTGTTTTGGTTAACAAAATTTTTAAACATATCTATTAAACTTGCGTCGTGAGGGGTATTTGTTCTGTCCCAAAAATTAATCAAAAAGTTAACGGTTGTTAGATAATATTCCTTACATTCTTTTTCAATTATTCCAAAATTATCAAATTTTCCACACAATTTCTTTTCTACATATTCCAAACATCCCGCCTTTAATGTTTCATCATAATAATCAACATAAGAATTTGAGATATCACCAGATTCATTGTCAAAATTATGATAAAAAAATTCTCCAACCTCTTCAGTCGAATTAAGGTCAAAATATGACAATGGAGGATTAACTAATTTTATAATTTTCTTAAATAAGGCCATATTTTCTTCATTAAAATAATGAAGTATATATCCTCCTCTCATCTCCTCATCACCCCAATAAGTGTCAACAAATAAGTTACCTGAATATCTATTTTCACAAGCATTAATTATTGCTCTATTGTTATTGTATTCATTTTTGTCATCAACAAAAATCTCCATAAATTCTTCTTCTGTAAATCTTAATTCAACCAAAGATTTTCCTCTATTTTTTTCATTGACTGTTTTAACTTTTACAATGTTATCATCGTCCGCCTCACGAATAAACATAGGGTCTAGATTAGAATCACGAAATTGTATAAGAGCGTCATATAACTCCATCAAAAAGTTTTTTTATAAATAGTTGGAAAATGAAATAGTTATCTATATCTTTGTATCACGTTATTTGAAATATGGGGGTGTATTGGATTTGACAGGAGTGATTCTGTTATAAGTCGCACGTCGAGGCTGAACTAACCTTGTAAAACTGGTTCACATGATAAATGGCAACATTTTCAACAAACTCTCAGCAGTTGGTCTTATCCGTACTGAAGAGAACATTTCAGTAGCCTAATCGGAGATTAGCCTACAAAACGGGCCGGTGAGCATTACGCCTTGGAACAGAAGCTTGTATAGTGGTGTGGTTTCTACCCAAAAAGGAACACAACTCGTTTGTGGTTTTGAGAGCTCAAAAACCAATATTTTGGAACATTGAGAAACAATGTTATACTAAACGTGTAGTGGCTTATTTCAAACATTTTTGGACGGGGTTTCGATACCCCCACCTCCACCAATTAAAAAACCCCTCTTCGGAGGGGTTTTATGTTATATTTTTAAGGGTGTCAGGAAGTGGAGTTAATGCGTAAGGAATTATAGGATTTATAATTCCCAAAACAGAAATCAAAGGTCCTGATATAGAACTCCAATCCTTAAAAGTATTTGTCAGTTCTTCTAATTTTTCCGTTACCGAAGATATTATATTATCAAGACCTAATTCTTCACCGGCTCTTTTTAATAAAACCCAAATAAGTTTTGCAAAATAATCTAAATTCCCTAAAGATAGTTTTTCTAAAGCTTGTGCGGATTTTTTAATTATATTTTTTACAGTTGCGGAAAATCCTATTTTCATCATATTACCAGCCGCAGGAATAATAGAAGTCAATAAACCTATTAAACCGTCAATAAGTTTCTCAACTGAGAGTGTACTGGCCCAACTAGTGAGTCCTTGCATAAGGTTCACTATACCATGTATAATATCAATACCTAATGAAGCCGCCGACCCTAATCCAGGGATAAACTCACAAGCCGCAGAAATCAAATCAACCAACAAATCCCAATTAAAATTACTCTCCTTGGCTAGTTTACTAACAAACGCATCTCTTTCTGCTGGAGTCATTTTACCTAATGTATTCTTATATTCTACCATTCGACTGCCCTGTTGTTGTAATGATTGCGTTACATTACTGTTAGCATCACTTACAGCAGTCCTACCCATTGCTTTATCTTGGGAGGCCTTTTCGTCTGATGCTTGTTGCTGTTGTTGTTTTTTGGCATATTCGGCGTCTCTTTGTGATGAATGATAAGCCCACCAATAACCACCCATTGTTTTATATTCTTTATTATTAACTTTAGGATATGGTGCATTTAAATTAGTGTTCCATGCTGCAATTAAATTAGGTCCACACGGGTTTTTTAATCCGTCCTCAATTACCGCATCCCAACTACTATTAATTTGGTTATTTTTACGCATTTCCTGTAACCATTTGGCAAATAGTCTCATATTACCTGTGTCGGTAGGACACTGAGTTTTTTTATTTTGTTCTTGAGCGGATACAGGTTTAACAAATTTATTACTAGATTTTTTGGGGGGATTTACAGTATATCTATCACCAGTGTTACATACATGTAACAACATATCCCAGTCCTTGGGTTGAGAAAGAACTCCGTTTCCACCTTCTCCGACATACCCGTACCATCTATCAGGTGATTGTGTAAACAATCCCCACAACCCATTCATAGTGTTTGTGAATTGGTCTTTTGGTAATCCATTTACAAGTTTTTGTAAATTAGTCGAACACCAATCAACAACCTTTTGACCGTTTGTATTATTGATTCCTTGTGTTGCTTGACATCTAGTTTTGAATGGTTCTGATAATGGTCCACAGTCATCTGCTTCAGTGATAAGAAGTCTATGCATCTCAAGTATCCTATTTCTCTCTTCTTGTGATACCTCAAGTATGATTTTTTTAGACATAATTATAAATATGTTTCACAATAAAAAACCCCTCATAGGAGGGGTTTTCTTTTTAACTTTCTTTTTCTTTGTATTGATAAATTACTTTATCAATTCTTTTGTCGGTGTAACTGGTACATTCCTGATGAAGTTTGTCAAAATCTCTGTAGAAATCCGAGAATCTTTCTTGAGTTATCCTCTGTTGTTCTTCAAAACGACGATGATTATTTTCAAAATCCCATCTGTACTGTTCTTTGTAACTCATCATATCTCTTTGGAGTTTTTGAACTTTACTCATCCCCAAAATCACCACCCCAACCAATGTCAAAGCAATAATCGTAAGAACACCTAAAGTGAAATAAAACATTTCCATAAAATAAAGAATTATAGTTTATACCTCAAGGGTATAGAAAATATATCAACTAATAACACTTTATCAATAGAAATACTTTGTCCAAACTCTCTCCGATTTAAAAGAATAATACCAAAGGCTTATTTTATTTAAGAAGTTAAGTTTATATCTTGATGCCAAAATTGCTCTTCTCATTCTTGAAACTATACTTCCTACTTTGGATGGGTTCGCAAAGTATACTGGGTTAACCCACTCAACCTCTTCTGATGTGACCACAGGAATATTGTTGTTGACAAAATCTGCAGATACTATGTTAAACGTTTCACTAAATGAAACTTGAAGTCCAATATCCATTGTTTGAACTAAGTCAATAAAGTCATCATGTGACAACCACCCGTGCTCAACAAGCTCGTGTTTTGGATTGTTTTTAAATAACTCTCTTAAATTTTTTAGGACTGGTTCCCCTCTACCCTCAATTCTTTTTGTGTTGATGTGGAACTTCAACTTTTTACCATATGTATCAGCATAATCAATTGCGGCAACTGCTTGTATTAATTGATTTTTTAGTGGTCTAACCGCCCCAAAACAACCAACATTGATTATTTTTCTAGTGTCAGGTTTTGGTTTGTTTCTATTAAAGAACCCTACAGGATAATAGTTCGGTAAATAAACAAATTGTTTGTTTGTTAATAACTCAAAGTTAAAGTTGGTTTCCCAATCATTTGCCGATATCTTGATATTATCATATTTTAGATATTCATAAATCCACTCAATAGCAATTCCTTCATTTGCCAAAAATGAAATATCACTATGTAGTCTAATAATCCACTCAACTTTTGGGTGTAACTTTGTTAACACTTCAAACTTCTGTGGAACAACCCATAAAGCCTCGATAATAACATGGGTTGGTTTAAATTTAGTTACCTCTCTGTCGATACAATTATTGTCTGTTACCTCAACTAAATGAGATTCTATACCGTTTTTGTTCAACATATCCGAAACAAAACGGGCCGAATTTAACAGACCTGACGATACTGAAGCATATCCAGTATGCGATGTTTGTCTCTTTTTAAGGATGAAGAGAACCTTATTTTCCTTTTTCATAAGTAAGTGGGTTATACCCATAAATAACCTATAAAGTCGGAATATAAATTATTTTTTTGTAAATTTTTTAAAATAAAAAAGGTGGGTTTCCCCACCTGTGATTTGTTGCAACTGAAGGATTCGAACCTCCGACCTTCAGGTTATGAGCCTGACGAGCTGGCCTCTGCTCTAAGTTGCGATGTAATAGTTAAACGAAGCCTGAGATTACAGCTTTGATTGAGAACCTTTTGAAGGATTATTGTTTCCCTTCTTATCCACTTCCTTTTGAGAAGTATTTCTCAGTCACGGTCTTTTAGGTTTACCACTCCTTGAGGTTTAAGTTACTCTCTTATTACTTGACTCTTTCTGAGGTTGCCACCCCAGTTCATCCTTGCGGGATTAAAGGTCTTTCGTAAAACTACAGTTAGACTTGGGGTCTTTCTGTGCCACGGACAACCCGTGACTATGTAGTGACCTTTCACTCAAACCTGATGGACACTTTTCCTTTAATTATTGTTCATAATTTTAGATTGTGTCGTGGATGTGTCAGAGTAGTGGTCCACCGTAAGCTTCGTCTCCTTTTGGGCGACGAAATACTAAACTACTCCGTGAGATATCCCTATCTCCATACTTTCAGTTTACTTCATAAAGAGACCTTGGTAGGTCATCTTTAGGGGTAGTAGCGACACCACTCGTTCTCTACCTTACCTTTCGGTTTTAAGTCCCCTTCGGTATTGGAATCCGCAATATTGTAGTTGGAAGCTACATTTCTTACTTGATTCCTATGGGTTATTCTTATTGTTCTTCCGAACTCAACTTGACAATCCACTTTGCCAAGTCACCTGACCACTTTCCCTACAGTGTTACCCTCGGTACTAAAGGT